GAAGAAAGGACTGGATGATTTTAATTATACAGCTCCTAATGGTACAAAGCCTTTTAGAAATGTGGGCATGACACGTCTAGCTGGTTTTGGTCTTACAACTGCTGCTATACCATATGGATTAGTAGAAGGATTTAAAGCTGCTCAGAACGTTACAGGATTAGAAATGGATGCACTTAGAAGATTTGTTCCTGATTGGTCTAAGAACTCAAACTTAATACCAATACGTGGTGAAGATGGAAAATTAAAATATGTAGATTTCTCACACGCAAACGCATACGACACAATATCAAGACCACTTAAAACAGTATTCAATGCAATTGCTGATGGTAGAACAGATAACGATACGGTCATGGAAGACTTTGTACAAGGAGTGGTTGAATCAACATCAGAGCTGGGAGCGCCATTCATAAGTGAATCTATATGGACACAAGGTATATCTGATATATTTGTCAGAGGTGGTCGTACCAGAGATGGTCGTAGACTATACACAGATCAAACACCTTTTGGTGAAAAGTTTTCTCTAGCAGTAAAACATTTAGCAGAAACACAATATCCAGGTTCTCTTGCGCAAGCTGACAGAATATTTAACTCTATTACAAGAAACCCTGATGAGTATGGTAGAACATATGAACTTGCAGATGAAGTATTAGGTATCACTGGATTACGTGCTGTTGAGGTAGATCCTGTTCGATCAATGAAATTTAAAATAGCAGATTTCAGGACAGGTATAAACAATGCAAGACGTGAGTTTACATCGCCATTACTTAGAGGTGGAGCGGTGACCGCGGAACAAATTGTAGACAGATATCAAGTTGCCAATCAAGCCTTGTTCAATGTGCAAAAAGAAATGTCAAAAGACTACTACGGAGCTTTGTTATTAGGTGCTACACCAAAGAATCTAAACGCTCAGTTTGCAGATCGTGTATCTAACGTTCAGCTTAGGGCAATTATAAAAGGTAACTTCAAACCGTTCATACCATCAGAAAACATTGAAAAAGCATTTAGAGACAATGCCAGAGAGATCGGTGGTAATAATTCATATAACATAGCTAAAGAAACAATAAGAAGAATGGCAAAACAATATGGAAGATTGAGTCTATTTGATGACGCACTGCCTGTTTTTGACAACCCTTACAAGACATCAGTTATACCTGATCTTGGATTGAGCAATGTTGCGGCACCAACTACCACTTTAGGTTTGCAAACTCCAGGGGTGTCTGGTATCACTAATAATATACAAACAACCGCACTAAAAGGTCAAAGAGTGTTTGGCCCTAACGATACGGTATTTGGGGGTTAGATGAACGATACAGTAAAAGGCATAACACCGGAAGACGATAGAGAACACATCATATCCTTGTACGGACATGTTAAAGGTGTAGAGCGCGAAATAGAACTTATAAAAACTAATCATCTAAAACACTTGGATGATAAAATTTCACATGTGCATCAAGACGTAGAGGCTTTGGGTGGCAAAATAGACAAAATCTATTGGGTAGTTTTAACCACGGTGGGGGCTGTTGGTTTGGTATTTATAGAAACACTGTTGGGTATGATATGACATTTGCAGAGGCGTTTGCAGACGCAAGAAAAAGATTGGGTCCAGGACAAACTTTTACTTACAAAGGTAAAAAGTATACAACCGATCGTGCTGATGATTTATCTTCATCAAAAAACAATGTTGATAAAGCAATTGATGTAACTCCTAAGAAAAAACCTGTAGAAAAGAAAACACCTACAAAAGACAGAAAAAAAAGAAGAGAAACAAAAGAAGCAAAACAAGAAAAAGAGTTTGTTGAAGGCAAAGAAGATAAAAGTTTTTTAAGTTTTATACCATCAAATCTTAGAATGTTTGCTGATGATATAATTAGAACTCAACTTGGATTAGAAAAAGAGGGACTCACAGAAAGGGACCTTTCAGAAAAACAACTTGATGATTTAAGGCAAACTGTAATTAACTCAATAAATAGAATCGGAGTAGAGGACAACCTTTTAGACGGCATTATAGATTATGAAGATTACAATACTCAACTTGGTAATGCATATACTGGAGGAGTTTCAAAGTTTTTTAACCCTGCGTTTCATAACAAAACAACTTTTGGAAAAATGAATTACAATATTGATGATCAAGGTAATGTAATTTTAACCGATAGTTTTGATTTTGCGGATGCTGCTGCTAAACAAGACAGTTCAGTACCTATAAAGCTTGCTAGAATAGCACAGGCTTATTCTGGTTCTGATTCTTTTGGAGGTGGTATATACAATGCTCTTAGAGAAGCATCTGGCAACTTTGGATCAGCAGTGGGTACAGGTGGACAATCAACAATTAATTTAGGTGATTTTTTATCAGAAGATCAAATAGGTCAACTAGCTGGTATCATGTCAACGCAAGCAGCAAAGGAAATAACATAATGAAACTATCAAATAATTTTTCACTGTCAGAGTTAACTAAATCTCAAACCGCGACTCGTAAAGGTATTGACAATGAACCGGGGACCGCGGAGATTGAAAACCTTATTCACCTAGCGGAGTCCGTCCTGCAACCAGTGCGAGAGCATTTTGGTAAACCGGTCATGATATCTTCAGGCTATCGTAGCCCAGAGCTGTGCGAAGCTATCGGATCTTCGTCTAAGTCACAGCATGCCAAGGGTGAGGCAGCAGACTTCGAGATACACGGAGTTGACAACAAGGAACTTGCAACGTGGATTAGTAATAATACGGAATTTGACCAGTTAATCCTGGAATTTTATGATGAAGGAGATCCAAATTCTGGATGGGTGCACTGTTCAGCGGTGACGGGAGAGCCAAGAAAACAGGTGTTAAGAGCAAGCAAAGTAGAAGGACGGACGAAATACGAACAGATACTTCTTTAGATCCAGTCTTTAATATCCTCTCCCATAATTTCATTAGCAATGTCGATTTTATCTCTAAGTGATTTAACAATACGCTCATCTATAGTCTTTTCTGCAATCAGGTCAACATAGGTAACGCTGCCAGTCTGGCCGATACGGTGAGCTCTGTCCTCTGACTGTAATCTTTTTTCAAGATCATAGCTGTTAGAATAGTAAACAACAGTGTTGGCTGCAGTCAGGGTAATTCCATAGCCTCCAGTTTGAGCATTTCCAACGAAATAGCGTGTAGGGCCGTTTTTCTCTTGAAATAGAGCAATGTTCTCCTGGCGGACCCTAGGGTCCACTGACCCGTGATATTCGACTGTAGACGCATCTCCGTAAGCTTTTTTCAAAGATTGGACTATGCTTTTGATGTCTTCAACGTAATTTGCCCAAATTATGACCTTGCCGTCTGTTTCATCCAACAGCTCCATAAGTGTGTCGATCCTGTTGTTTTTAAGGTGGGTGATCGTACCATCGTCTGCCTTAAAATGCCCGCATGTTATCTGATGCAATCGCATAAGTTGTGTCATAACATTTACAGTCGACATCAACTTACCATCATCAAGCATTGCGAGTGCCATTTCTTTCATTTGTCTATATGCTTTGTCTTGTTCTTTTGATAGCTCTACAAATCTTTTTGTAAAAACTTTTTCTGGTAGATCCAAACAATCTTCTTTCAATACCCTGTACGAAAACGCATCCAACAAATCAGATAGTTCTCCCAGCCTTCTATAACTACCAACTATCTGCACGCGCCTACCACCGAAATTTCTGTCAACCATGTGTGCATACCTTGAACGAAAACTATAATACGACTGATGGCCCAGATGGTTTGGGTCTAAAAAATCACACTGACTATACAAATCAAGTGGTGACTTTGTGACTGGAGAGCCGGTTAAGATTCTACGATATTTCGCTAGATCCCCTATTGTTAATATATTTTTTGTTCGCTTTGCTGTCGGATTCTTGATCGTCGTAGATTCATCAATCCCTATTAAAGCTCTTCCAACAAAAATGTTAAGGAAACTTCTAGCAAAGTCCAGTCCTTTCGACGTAGAAAATGCTTCTACGTTCATTATCAATACCTTAAGTTTATCATCATCTGCAAATAATGTATCGAGCTCAGCCTGTTTTTTCTTTGTCGATGTTGGTTCCCACAATACTTTTGTATATTCTATGTGTTCAGGCATGTGCACAGGAAACTCTATGCTGTCCCAGTTTTTGTAAACACCTTTAGGTGCCACAACTAGTGCACCTTTGATCGCGCCTCTGTCGTACAGCATAGCTATGTTATCAACGAGGACCTTGGATTTACCTGTCCCCATTTCCATAAATAATGCGTATGTGTCCTCAGCCCAAGACTTCTCCAAAGCCTTCAATTGGTGGGAATATGGCTTGGTTTTAAACCTATAATTTTTTATCATAATTTATTTTACTTTCTAACTTGACAAATATATAATCATGACTATCTTCAATGTCAATACAGAAAGAATAAAAATGAAGAATAAAATATTTGAGTTATATAGATCATCGCAATTAGCAGAATTTTTGGAGTTTATCAAAGAAAATCCAGATGAAAGTTTTGTATATGTATTGCAACATCCACCAAGAAATATAAACATCTTATCAGCATTTGATTTTGGATATCTAGTTATTTGTTTACCAGAAAATTCACAAATGCTTTTTAGTCCAGGGCCTTTCATACATAAGATGAGAAAAAATTTAAGAGATTTCAAAGAGAGAGACTACATACTTTGTTCAGGTGATCCTGCTATCATAGGTTTATCTACAGCAATTGTCAGTGACATTACGCAAGGTAAGTTCAATCTTTTGAAATGGGATAGACAAGAAACAAGATACTATCCACTAACATTTAACTTATACGAGAAAGGATAATATGAATAAGTTGACAATAGAAGATCTAGAACAAGATCAACAAGAAATTTTAGATAAATCGGATATCAAAACATTATCACACTATTGCCTGCAGTTGCAAAACTATCAGGATCAAATAGATAATCTAGAACAAGATTTAAAAAGTGTGAAAGAACAAGCAGACAAGATTAGTTCAGAGATAATACCAAACCTGCTAGCAGAGCAAGGCTTATCATCTTTGAAATTAGCTGATGGTAGTGCGGTTGAAGTAAAGAAATCGTACAGTTGCACAGTAAAAAAAGATGCAATTGAATCAGCTTACACATGGCTTCGAGAAAACGGACTGGGTGACATCATTAAAAACGAAGTCGCTGTACAGTTCGGAAAAGGCGAAGATAACAAGGCACAGGAACTCCTGGACCTTGCAGTGCGAGAGGGCTATGAGCCCTCGCAAAAGCAGAAGGTAGAACCTATGACTTTGAAAGCACTCTACAGGGAGCGTGTCGAGGCCGGCCTCGACATGCCTTCCGATTCTTTCAATATATTTGTAAAGGATCAAACAAAAATAAGCCGGAAATAACGAATCATGAACAAGGAGAAATGAAACATGAACCAAGTAGCGAAAAAAGAAAAGACAGACATAGCTTTAGCGAGCATGTTTGAAGAAGACGCAGCAGGTGGCTTAGATAATATGGGTAGCGACGATTTTGCTATGCCATTTCTAAGAGTCCTGGGGCAGCTATCCCCTGAAATAAATAAGAGGGATGCAAAATATGTTGAGGGTGCTGAAGCAGGTATGATATTCAATACCGTGACTAAGCAGACATATGACGGAGAGAAAGGCGTCAATGTACTACCGTGTGGTTATAAGCGAGAGTATGTTGAATGGTCTGATCGTGGGGAGGGCACATCAGCCCCTGTTGCGATACACTCTGTTGCCAGTGGTATTATAAAAGAAACCACTAGAGGTGCGGATTGGAAAGATAGATTGCCAAATGGTAATTATCTTGAAAACACTGCATCATACTTTGTGATGTTGGAGGACATGTCACAAGCGTTGATAACAATGAAATCAACTCAATTAAAAGTGAGTCGTAATTGGAACTCAATGATGCACAGCATAAAAATGCCTGGCAAAAACGGAAAGATGTTTCAGCCGGCAGGTTATAGTCACGTGTATAATCTTAGCACAGTGCAGCAATCAAATGACAAGGGGACTTGGTTTGGTTGGAATGTGCAAAAGATTGGCCCAGTACAGGATAAGAACTTGTATGAAGCTGCAAAACAATTTGCTGGTAGTGTTGCAACAATGCCAGTGAATCATGGTGAAGGTGAGACTAAGTCTAAAAAAGACTCAGTACCATTTTAACATGATGGGCCCATGGATAAGCTCCCCCTATTTCATGGGCCTACTTGAAGATAATTATTTATATGAAGAAAGACAACAGGACACTTTATCACAAGAAATACTACAGGATAAAAACCATGGCGAAACTAAGGCACAGGGTGAGGGTTTTAGAAAAAACAATAAAAGATTTTCTTGATTCAGAAGAAGGAATCGCTTATAGGAATAGAAAAAGTAAGGAGTATCAGAAAGAATACAGAGAAAAAAATAAAGAAAGATTAGAGAGATATCGGAAAGAATACAATAAGTTATGAGCAAATTTAGGGAAATTTTTGAGGGCAATAAAAGCGCCTATGGGCAACTAGTTTTATCTGGCACCAACAGCGAGAAAGGAAAAGCAGAGGGAAAAGCATTTGTCAAAAAACAAGAAGTCACTGATGAATTATTTACAAATCATTTAGAGGGTGCGGTTAATCCTAGCACCAATCAACCATACCCTGCACTGGGTATAATACCAATAAACGAACAGAACGAATGTAAGTGGGGCTGTATTGATGTTGATGAATATAATTTTAAACATAAAGAGGCTGTAGAAAATATAAAAGAAAAAGGCTTTCCGCTGATTGTATTCAGATCAAAGTCTGGTGGCGCACATTTATTTTTATTTACAAAAGAATTTATTCCTGCATCTAGAATGGTTGCTAGCTTAGAAGCCATGGCGGATGTATTGGGTTATTCTGGTTGTGAGATTTTTCCAAAACAAACTGAAATTTTAATACATAAAGGTGACGTGGGTAATTTTTTAAACTTACCGTATTACAAAGGCACCAAGGGTTTGAGATATGCATTGAGTGAAGAAGGCAATGCAATGAAGATAGAAGAATTTTACGAAGCGTATGATAAAAAGGTACAGACATTAGATCAGTTAGTAGATTTAAAACCTGAGAAAAAACCAAAAGTTAAAAAGAAACCAGAAATTTTTCCTGATGGTCCACCTTGTTTAAACAGACTAGCAGAAGAAGGGTTTGGGGAAGGATCAAGAAACAACTCTTTATTTAATCTTGCAATTTATAGACAGAAAGCTAACCCAGACAATTGGCAAGATTTAGTAGAAGAGGACAATCATAACTATATGAATCCTCCTTTAAAATCAACTGAGGTAGCAACTCTATTAAAGTCTGTAGGAAAGAAAGGTTATGATAAATACAGATGTAAAGATCAACCTATCTGTAATGTTTGTGATGCTTCGAAGTGTAGAACAAAAAGATTTGGTGTTGGTTATGAAGAAGAAAAGATGCCGGAACTAAGTGGCTTAAGTAAAATAACATCCGATCCGCCTCAGTGGTTTCTTACAGTCGCAGATCAAAGAGTGGAACTAAAAACAGTTGAGTTAAACAATCCCATGCTATTTCAAATAGCAGTATTAGAGAAATGCAGTATTAGTACACCAGAACTTAAGGGTCCTGAGTGGAGAAAATTTTATCTGGATCCTTTGTTGGCGGACATCCAGGAGATAGAACCTCTTGAGTCACTAGATCCTATAAATCAAATAACAAATTTATTGTATGACTTTACAGTTAACAGGCCACAGGCAAGAACAAAAGAAGACATACTTAACAAAACAGCATGGACCGATGACGGTCATACTTATTTTAGATTGGATGACTTTTTCAATTTTGCAAAGAGAAGTAATTGGGAGCTCGACAAAACAAAGACAGGTAATATGCTAAAGCAATTAGATTTTTTTGAGAAAGAAGAAAGAATGCAGCTGAAAAATCAAACACCTCGTTTGATTAAAATAAAGGCGATGAAGAAAACGGAACCATCGGTTTCTAAAGCAACCTACAAAGAAAGGCCATTCTAATGACTGACTACTACACAGATCATATAAGATTTGAAATTATAAGAGAAACAGAAAAAGCTATACGCATAAGTGTTCCGGATGGACCAACCAGTTTTGATGCCGTAGAGTTTTGGATGCCAAAAAGCGTAACGAAGGATTTAAGAAAAGTGAACAAGAGACTGCATAGAGCAAGGTTTTGGAATAAGTTGTATTGGGATAATTTTTTCAGAGCCCAAGCAGAAAAGAAACGTTCTCCAAGAATGCTTAGTGAAGGAGGTATGGTCTGAAAACAATAATACTAGGACCGCCAGGAACAGGTAAAACAACGACACTACTAAACTTAGTGGAGGAGTTTTTACGAGCAGGCACGGACATAAAAAGAATAGGATATTTTTCTTTTACTCGTAAAGCTGCATACGAAGCTATAAGAAGAGCAGGGGACAAGTTTATGTTAGAAGAGAAAGAGATACCATACTTTAGAACTCTTCACTCTTTGGCTTTTAGAACTTTAGGTATCAAAAAAGAAAGAGTTATGAAACATATAGACTACAGAGATTTTGGTTTGAAATGTGGCATACCTATCAAGAGCGCTTGGCATAGCGAAGAGGATGGTGTGTTCAGTTCTGACAATGAGTATTTAAGAATAATTAACAAAGCACGAGTTAAAGGTGTTCCTGTACTGGAGGAATACGACAACCATAGACATGGTATGGACATTGAGCGAGATCTATTATATCTTTTAGATCAAGAACTTAAGAGATACAAAGAAGAAAAAGGTTTAGTAGATTATGATGATATGTTGGAAAAGTTTATTAATGAAAACTCGGCACCTTCTTTTGACGTATTATTTATTGACGAAGCACAGGATCTTTCACCCCTACAATGGAGAATGGTTAGAGCGTTATGGAGCAAATCCAATAAAACATATATTGCTGGTGATGATGATCAAGCTATATTTAAGTGGGCGGGCGCTGATGTCGATACTTTCATCGCTCTTAAGGACGAAGTAGATCACATAGATACATTAAGCCAATCTTACAGAATACCTGGTGGACCTATACACGAAATGTCTCAACAAATAATTAGAAACGTTTCTAACAGGTACGACAAAGACTACATGCCACGACAAGAGATGGGTGATTTAACAAGATATGCTGACGTGACACAGGTTGATATGTCACAAGGAGAGTGGTTAGTTTTATCCAGCGCAAATTATTTTTTAGATGACATCAAAGAGTTTTGCGAACTGCAGGGTTGGTACTACTCACACAAAACAAAAAACTCTGTCAAATTAAATTTACTTCTTGCGATACAAACATGGGAAAGATGGAGAAACAGTGAAACATTACTACCCGTTGCATCAATAAAAAATATTTATTCTTACCTTGGAGACAACGTGACCAAAGGATATCAAAAAGGTAAGACAATGGACGAGAACGAAGAAGGTTATTACATCGAAGAGTGCACCGCGAACCATGGATTACAAACTACAGATGTTTGGTACAAAGCATTTGCAGGCTTAGATACCAATACAGAAAATTATATTCGTAACATGCTAGCAAACGGAGAAAGTTTTAAACAAAACCCACGAATAACACTATCAACAATACACGGAGCGAAAGGAGGGGAAGCTGATAATGTACTCATTCTTCCTGATATTACTAAGTCTGCTGTTGACCACAATGATTTGGACCCAGATGAACTACACAGGTTATTTTATGTTGCTGTAACAAGAGCTAAAAAAGCTTTGCACATATTAGAGCCACGAAACTATTCTAGAGCATATACACTGTGAGATTTCATGAACACATAAAAGGCGACAAAGCAGAATATATAGCTGCAATGTGGCTATGGGACCAAGGATACCTGGTCTGCAGAAATATGTCTCAGCAGGGACCCGTTGATTTAGTTGCAATAAAAGAATATGAGGTTATACTGATCGACGTAAAATCAGAATGCAGAAGAAAGCGAGACGGATACAAAATAAACAGATCACTGACACCTATACAAAAGAATCTTGGTGTAAATATTTTGAACGTAAACGTTGATACAGGAGAATGCACATATGTCTAAAAAACACGACCCAGTAAACTTTCCATCGCACTACAACAAAGGAGACATAGGCTGCATAGATGCAATCAAATCATGTCAAGGAGATGGTTTTAAATATTATCTACAAGGCTCGGCTATAAAATATGTTTGGCGCCATGAACATAAAGGCAAACCCATAGAAGATTTGGACAAAGCCATTTGGTTTTTGAATAAATTAAAAAAGGAGTATGAATGACATTTCAAGTCATAGAAAACTTTTTACCAAGGGATGATGCTTACGCTATACACGAGTGTTTGACTAGTTCAGAGGTTCCCTGGAGTTTCTGCTGGAACACCGCTAGTAAAAATGATGATTGTGGTCATGGTTATTTTACACACGAAGTATTTAAATCAAACACAGATGACCCACATACTCACATGATTTACAGCTCTCAAGCAGTTGCTTTACTTGGTAATTTATTATCAACAAGAGGGGTAGACTATTTGAGATATATAAAGTTTAACATGTACCCAAGAACACAGGAGATAGTTGAGCACGGAAAACATTTTGATTTGGTTGGTTTTAGAGAGGATCAACCATGGTCGCAAAAGGGTGAGAAAACTATTTTATATTATGTAAACGACAACGATGGTTTCACTAAATATTTTCCTGATGGTAAAGATCCAATAATAGTTCCAAGTAGATTTAACACCGCTGTATACACTGATGAAAATATTATGCACAATAGTAGCACCTGTACGGATAAACCAGCAAGAATAACCATTAATATTAATTTTAGATGATAAGACCATTACAAGTACCAATGAATTTTAATCCTGAAACAGAATGGGTACCTCCGTTCGAATTACCAGATTTATCTGGTCATACCGAAATCGCTATCGACTTAGAAACACGAGATCCAAACCTGCTTACAATGGGATCAGGTTCGGTAAGAAGAGAAGGTGAAGTTGTCGGCATTGCCGTTGCTGTCGAAGGTTGGTCCGGCTATTTTCCTATCGCGCATGAAAGTGGTGGGAACATGGACCGCGCATTAGTCTTGGATTGGTTTGAAGAATTATTACAAACCACAGCTACAAAAATATTTCACAACGCAATGTATGATGTGTCCTGGATACGATCTATGGGTTTTCACATTAACGGTGGTATCGTTGACACAATGGTTGCTGCAAGTTTGATTGATGAAAACAGGCTAAGCTATACCTTAAACTCGGTTTCAAGAGACTACACAGGCTTAACTAAAAGTGAAACTGCATTGAAAGAAGCAGCCAAAGAGTGGGGAGTCAATCCAAAAGCAGAAATGTGGAGACTACCTGCACCATTGGTCGCTGAGTATGCAGAAAAAGATGCAGAGATTACATTGAAACTGTGGCACGCATTACAGCACGAACTTACAAAAGAAGAACTTTGGGACATATTTAATTTGGAATCCAATCTGTTTCCATGCCTGGTCGATATGAAATTCAAAGGTGTGAGGGTAGACGTAGATGGGGCTGGTAAACTAAAGAAAGAGTTAATAAAACAAGAAAAAGAAATTCATGCTCAGATACACAAAATGGTTGGTTTTGATATTGAGTTATGGGCTGCTGCATCTATTGCAAAAGCTTTTGATAAATTAAAAATACCATTTGATAGAACAGAAAAAGGTTCACCAAGCTTTACAAAAAACTTTCTTGCGACACACCCTGCTGAATTACCAAAGCTTATAGTAAAGGCAAGAGAAATAAACAAGGCAAATACAACTTTCATCGACACCATACTTAAACACAACTACAGAGGCAGAATACATGCAGACATAAATCAGATAAGATCTGATGATGGTGGCACTGTCACAGGCAGGTTTAGTTATTCAAATCCAAACCTGCAGCAAATACCTGCGAGACACAAAATAATTGGACCAATGATTCGTTCTTTGTTTTTACCTGAAGAAGATCATACCTGGGGCTGTTTTGACTACAGTCAACAAGAACCTAGAATACTAGTTCACTACGCATCATTGATGAAACTAGAAGGCACACAAACAATTGTTGATGCATACAACGATGGCAGCGCAGACTTTCACCAGATGATTGCTGACATGGCCGGCATTGAAAGAAAAGAAGCAAAGACAATTAATCTTGGTATTATGTATGGCATGGGTAAGAACAAACTTATGTCAGAGCTGGGACTGATGAAAGATGCTGCAGAAAAATTATTAAAGACCTATCATGAAAAAGTTCCGTTCGTAAAACTTATTGCTAATGAAGCAACAAACATAGCTGATGACTACGGAGTTATATCAACGTTGGGTGGTAGAAAATTACACTTTGATCTTTGGCAGCCTATATCGTTTGGTATTCACAAACCGTTGAAACAAGAAGAAGCAAAAAGGAAGCACGGACCGGGGATTAAAAGAGCGTTCACATATAAAGCTTTAAATAAACTAATACAGGGATCAGCAGCTGACATGACAAAGAAAGCAATGCTGGCCCTTTACCAGGAAGGAGTAATACCACATGTTCAAGTACATGATGAACTTGATATCTCAGTATCAAGCGCTGAAGAGGCACAAAAAATTATTGATATTATGGAGCAAGCGGTCGAGCTACAGGTCCCAAATAAAGTAGATTACGAAAAGGGGAAAAGCTGGGGTGAAATACAATAAAGACAGTCCAGTAGAAATAATTTTAGGTATTTGTGATAGGTGTAGTAATTATGTTCCATTTATTCGTTTGGTATCTGAAGAGGACGAACGAATTTACGAGTGTATGACATGTAAAACAAAACACAGGCAACACGTAAACGGCAAAGTTACGTTTAATTATTTAGAAGACAGTTATATTTTTAGAAGAAATTAATCCGGTGAGGAAAAGGAACTAACCTCACCGGCATTGAAAGGTGTGAAGATTTTATTAAAATATATTAAATTATTCTCTTGTCAAATATAATAATTGATATATATAATCCCATATAATAATATAATAAGGAGGTAATATGCCAGATATAGCAAATTTTAAATCAGTGTCAGTGTCTGTAGATACGCACGAAAAACTAAGGTCTTTGGCCAAAAATAGGTTTGAAGTGCCAGTAAGTGTACAAAAAGTTATAGAATTTTTACTAGAGAAAGAGTTAAAAAGAAAAAATGGTAGATCTAACGGGAAATCAAGAGGTTAAAGCTATTTGTCCACGGTGTTTTGGTAATGGATTTATCCGAATACAAACTGTACAATATGATTGTCCACAATGTGACAGCCAAGGCTGGGTCATGTTGCCGGCTAATCAATGTAGAGAAAATGTTGAAGGAGGCATAGAACCAAGATGGATGAAAACTGGCGAAACCATATGAGTTTGATGGAAAGACGAATAGAAAACATAATGAAAGCTATGAAAATAGCTAAAGATTATGAAATGAAATCTATATGGAGCAGAAAACTAAGAGAGTTATTTGAAGTTAGAGGGAGGAAAGCTTTTGAAAGACTTGAAGATCAAGCTCGAATGGTCAACTAGCAATTTGCTAGTGTGGACAATTTTAGCAATGGGGGTAGGATTAATGATTGTAAATCTTGTCACTATCTATAATATATACAGTGTCATTGAAACGATGTGGTTGGAGATACAACAAGTCAAAGAAACAAACATTTCTTTGTACCAATTTATCGAGGCACACAAAGATGACTTTTAACAAGGAGACAAAGGTGAGAAGAGAAATCCCTAACAGGATGATGAGTGCAACTTTCGCGTTACCAATCGACGAACGTCGAGTGGTTGGTATAGTAAACTATGTAGCCAGCGATACCGGCATTACGCCAATGGCGTTTTGGGTGAAGCTCAAGCCAACAGATTCATACTTAGATAGAGAACTCAGAGCCTCAGGCAAGCTGATATCAAGATGCCTGCAGAACGGTGAGTCCTTGAAAGATTTAGTTGAAACCTTATCTCAAGATAATGTAATTGGACAGATGGCAAACTATTTGCATAAAAACATGGAAGATATTATATTAGGAAAGCAACCGGAAAAGAAACAGCGCATGCTGTCAACTGATCCATATGCTATGAAAGAGTAGAAGAGGAAAGGAGGATTGTTATGGGAGCAACGAAACAAAAAATGATAGAAGAAGCTCACATGGATGGCTTAATAGAAGAGGCTGCTCATGATCTTTTTATTAACGGAAAGTATTCTCAAAAATATTTCAATAAAGAACAACGAGAGCTGATCGAAGCACGCGCAGAAATCTTGGTTGAAGATTGGAATGCTGGTAGTTTTCCAGGTTGGCGAGACTAGTGGACCACATTAAGATTGCGTACGATGTTTTAGATCCAGGCATGCTAAGAGAAATGCATGGTTTATTGGCATACAACGAAGGCGAGATAATAGGTAAACTTCCTGCTTATAATTTTCATCCTAAAAATGAACCAGCGAGAAACCTGCCTGAAAGAATGATCAGAACATTAATAGGACACGAGCACCATGTTGAATACTGGTTCAGAAACACATTGGATGAAACATTGTTTCATGTAGATGCCAATGAGTTGAGAGCAAAACAGGAGCAGCAAAGATTTGGAGAGGAAGACATGGCTAGACCAAAAGAATTTCCTATGAATACTCATGTTCTGTACATATCAATTGATCCAGAAATGGAGGGCGGCGAGCTAGTTATTTTACCTTACAGCACCTATATAAAAGGTAGGCCTATATTGGATAATAAATACACGCCTTTGGAGGGAACTCAAGCAATACACATAAAACCAAAAGAAAATATGTTGGTGTATTGGGATAAGGCAGTGTACCATGGCACAAACAAAACAACAAAAGGCAGATACAGGGTATCTATGATGTTTTCTGAATGGGCTTTTCAGCCAGATACATACGACAAACATCATCACTGGATGTCCTCAGACGCCAAAGACGGGGAGTGGATATGGACGTAATAGATGAATTTGAATTAGAAATAGATTGGATACCAGAGGATACAGGAGCGCCGTACGAGGCTGACGAATGTTTCAATGATATTCCCGCACATACAATCGACAAAATGTGTAAAGCAAAATTTGGTCATACAAACTGGGTTAGAATGGGTCAAATGACACCGGCTGATCTAGTTGGCAACCCATGTGAATTCGATTATACTAACGGGGTAATTTATTTTAAAAACAAGATTTTTGTATGACTCTACCAAGCAGCGGCACACTCGATTACAACAGCATTAGGGCCGAATTCGGCGGCAACTCTGCTAATGTAACACTTAGCACTTTTTATCGAGGCTCTGGTTTTACATATCCTGTTCCGACTAATGCGCCCATTCCTACTGGCACTACATCACAAATTTCTGTGAGTAATTTTTATGGTGCAAAGGGCATAGCTAGGCTCGGTGGATTCAACGCAACGCAAACTCAAAGTGGTGGTAAACTACCTACAACATTTAGAGGAGCTCCTTCTGCAACGCAGTTCTTTGATCAGGCGGGTTATTTTGCAAACACCAACATAGGTAACTGGACCACTTTTAGAAGTGAAACTAATGTGGGTGTTAACGTTGGTCTAGTGAACTGGTCAACCGCTATTCCTGTTGGGGTTGCACGCCAGGCTACAGTTTACAACGCAAGTGGACAACAAACAATTAACATAAGTATGTCCAATACTCATGGTGTGCCAGGGCCCCCTGTGCAAAATAATACTGGAGCATCTACCTCGTGGAGAACAGGTTTGGGTGGCACCGATTCCGCTGGCAGTTTTACTCCTGGTGCTGGTAACTGGCCAACCAGTGGTGCAATGTACATCAATGATAGTGGTTAAAAATGTCTGACATTTATTTAGGAGAGTTTAGTTTTACGGAAGAAGAGACTGGAGAAATTGTACAACCAGATGATTCGAAAGAAATAAAGTGGACCTGGACACACAAGACTTTGTCTGTGACACCGTTAAGTTTTTGTTGTAGACAAGGACACGAAGAATACGAAGGACTTAAAGAGGTGAGACAACAACAGGTTTTGACAGAATGGGCTGGACAACTTGGGTATCTGGCTCCAGAATATTATGTTGATCAAGAAACAAAAACAATTGTTCCATCTGCAAGAGTTAATGCAGAGCAGACAGAAAACTGGTTAAAACCAAATGGTAGGCACACGATAACAGCTACAACACCGGAGGAGATATGATTTTTAATATTGATTTTGAAACAGTAAAAAACATAGAAAATAAAATACAAATATCTATTGCACAAAATACAAAAGCAGGAGAAAAAATTGTTGCTGAAACTTTAGCTGAGTATCCAAAAGATAGACAGGGCAATGATATTGCTATTGCACACCCAGAGAAAGCGCACTTATGGAAAAATCCAGATAACTATTTTTTAATGAAAGGCGCTATTAAGATGTGGTTCAAATGGAAAGACGGAGATCCTTTTCAAACAGAACACATAGATGATTACGTTGCCTTACAAAACAGTTTAGATTCAGACTATCTAGTAAAGGTAAACCATACGGTTGGAGAAAATATGTTACATGGCAATGCAACATATCATCCGTTAAATACATCAGAACTAAAAGATTCTATTCTATATTGGAGACCAAAGGTTTCTGAAACTGGTTTAGAAATTTTGACAGACGACACAGTTTTAGTTTGTCCAATGCAATATGAAAAAGGTTGGACCTTTAAACAAGCGGATGTAATGAATGGTGATTCAATAACTTTAAACAAACAAGGCACTGATTGTTATTTTATGTCAGGGGAAGAAGTAACAACCGGATCACAAACGATAGATGCTTTGGATATAAAGAAACTAACAAGTGATTCAGTTACGTTAACAAACAACAGTGGGGTGTTTACAAAAGTAATTCTGATTTACAAATGACAAACATAAAAGACTACCTGGGTTTGTTTAAGAAGTACAGAAAACAGCTGATGTACTTTCAAGTTAGTATACCTTTACCTTTGATATATGATTTTGTTAATACGCTGGATCGTGATGACACGTTGGCCAGGCTAAAAAAGTTTAGAAAGTGGGATGTATCAAAACGGTTAGTGAATGGACCATGCTTTCAACAAATGATCGTGGACCGAGAATTTGAACCAGGTTCTTTTGGTGAAGCGTTTAAGAATTGGTCAAACAAAGCAAGCAACAAAGCTGTTGATTTATTTAAGGTTTCTCTTGAAGTCAAACACAGGAGCAAGAACCCATCAAAACTATTTGAAGCATTCCAAAGACACTCAATGATGCAGCACGACTTGATACATTTTTTCAATGACTACGATACCAGCACAATAGGTGAGCTTTGCGTTCTGTCTTATCATTTAGGAAACGAATGGAAAAAGAGTTGGGTATTTTTTATCATGATTGGTGCTTGGGCTAGTTTAAAATACACGTTGATACCTGGCAAAACAACAAAGAGAATGTCTTGGAAAGACTGGATCATGCATCTTCCTGTCGTAGATTACTATCGGTGGATGAGAGAAGCGTATAAACGTGGTAAGAATTCTGTTGATTTTATTTTTGTAGACTGGGAAAGTCTATTTAATAAACCATTAGAAGATGTTAAAAAAGAAATAGGTATTACTGGACCACCAGAATACTGGCAAAAATCAAGAAGGGTAAGACGAGCGTGGACGTATGAAGCAAAGAAAACTGCCGTATGAACTATCAGGACATAAATACAAGTATGTATCTAATCTAGATATTATAGAAACAGACGCACAGTACATAGAAAACCTGGAGAAGCAGATCGAACAACAAATAGATTACTGGAACTGGTCTTGTTATGATCACCACATGAGAGTAATACCTTTGATTGCAACATTGAGAAGAGAGAATAGAGAGTTGAAAGCTGAACTGGCTATGATCAAAAAGTTTTTAGAGAAAGCCAAGAAGATGACAAACCAGAACTTTGAATAAAATAATCTTACATAATGGCAGAAGTGGATCAACCTATCTATACCTAGTGTTAGATAGATACTACAGAGCCATGCATGGTGACACGTCAGAGGGCACGTTTGAACAGGTATTCAATCGAACATATGATTTGGCTGAAT